CACGCTTTTAACATTTGGAACGGCACAGTTTCTAACCTTAAAGAGGTGCCCAGTTTGAGTGATAAAACGTTCCGTCACATTCAAGACTCCTACCGTGACGCTGCTAAGATCATCACAAGCGTGTCAGGATCTTATCATTCAGCGGCACAAGTTCAGGCGATCACATGGGTCGCGTATCGTAGGATACACAAAAACCTAGTGTGAACGATTGTTACGGGGGGCACGGTTGCCCCCCCTCCCATGCTGTAGGATAGCAAGGTCAACACGGGACACCCCCATGATCAACACCTTCTACGTTGCCTGCCCTGCCCTTGGTGAGGGTGAGACTGTGACAGACTATGATCGTGCCACTGATCTCTGTTTTTCGATGCATCAGGAAAGTGACTCCTACGCTTACATCCGCGACGCTGCGGGTAACATTGTGGGAGAGTATGGTGATGTGATTCAAGGGATCGCAGATCTGCTGTTCTGATTAACATTCAAGGGGGAGAAAAATCTCCCCCAATTCTTCACTCTCAAACCTAAAATCATGGCAATCGGAATCACTATTCGCTACCAAACTCCCTACAATTCTTGTGAGTGGAGACAGCAAACGTTTGCTACCGTTGATGAGGCAAAGCGTATGGTTGAATTCTACAAATCATGCGGATCTCCTGCTGAGATTGTTACTTTCCGCGAGGGTCAAAAATGAGAACTTTCATGATCATTTTTGTGGTTATGTTTCTTATGTCACCGTCAGTGAGGAACACTACCGCTAACACTTTGCACACTGCCGCTAACATCATTTCAGCACAATGAATCATCCTTCCCGCCTCCGTTTCAAACTACCTGCAGAAAGAATTGCAGAACTAGTTGAAAAGAATTGCACAGTACTATCTGACGCTGAATGGATGCAATTTTTTGAGGAAGTCAACATTATTTCAGATTGTGACAGGATCCGCACCTGGCAACCTGAGTGGGCATCCTGACCCCCTATACTGATCTCAAGCGGGACAGGGATCCCGCCTCACCCTTCTAAGATCATGCTCGCATCCATCATCCGCGCCGCGATCCGCTCCCATCTCATCAGCAACGGTGAGCACACTTGCTCCGAACTGGTACGGGCAATGGGACTCGATCCCCGCCGCCATAAGGGTACGATTCATGCCCTTATGGTTGATCTGGAAACCGCTGGCGTCCTGCAGGCGACCCGCACCGCAAACGGCAAGCGTGATAAGTGGAGCATCTCCGCTGATCAGATTCGCAAGCGGGATCGTATCATCGCTGCACTTTCTGGAGTGTGAACTAATGTTAACGGGGGCGCTCTAGGGTGCCCCCATCCCCTAAGATACATTCAAGCGGGACACACCCGCACCGCTTCTAAGATCATGACCTTTGATTCTTTCGTTTGTGATCCTCAGGTTGAGGATCTCGTTTACATCCCCACCGAGCAAGATTGGGAGGATGTATTCTCTGAAGATGAGGAGCATAAGTTCCTTTTCTACGGTTTCCGTATTGATACTGGAATCCATGATCTGCTCGCTTATCTTGCTCCCACTGCAGATGAGGCACTCGCTAAGTGCCAAAAAAACAATCCTAAGTTTCAGATCGTGCGCTGGGATGTAGCAGACAACTTCTAACAATCAGGGGGAGACAATCTCCCCCCTTCGTTCACACTATCATCACAGATCATGCGTATTCAAACCCCTTTCAAGTTTCAGAAATTTTTCTACTTCGGACTTGATACATCTGCACGGGTTGGTGATGAGTTGCTCGCTGCAGGGATTGGTAGATTTTACATTGGAATCTATCCTATCCGTCGCGGTTATGATCTGAGCGTTGGTGTTTGTGACACTAACGGTTGTATCAGTTAGCAACACTTAGCGGGTGCTGAGTTCTTTATACTTAGCACCCCTATTCGTGCGTGCTGATTTGACAGTTATACGGTATAACGTTATCGTTATGGCGGCGGGCGTGCCCCCCTTAGCTAAAATGCCTAACTACCCTAACCTACAGAGGTGACAATTCGCGTGTGTGATTCTATGTTCATAAAAAAATTTCCGCAGAAAAATTTTTCGCCCATAAGGTTCATCTATAAGAACCTCTACGGCACTTCCATAACTCTCAAAGATGAGTTATACTACATCTGGATATGCATCCAAGAAACCTCCAAAATTATGTGCTTGAACTTCTATGAGACCCTCCACAAATCGCTATAAGCGTCGTCCTAGACCTTATTGGAACTTCTGGCGTGTAGTCTTGGCGGGTTGGGTTATCCGATATCCTAAGATCGTTTTTCTACCCCTCGGTTTTGTTCTTTTTATGATATATAATGTTGTTAGTAGTAGATGATACGGTTATGGAAAAGATTTATCACATTTACAATAAAGATAATCAGTGTGTATCTCCATGTTTATCTGAGGAAGAATTCAGAGTAAAGTGGAACCATCTCACAGGGGAAAAGGAAGAGTATGAGTATGAAGAATTAGAGAATAATCGCACAATTACTGAGAATGCTTCCTATTGACAAACGCTAAATAGAACGATAAAATTGACATTGAAGGTTATTTCAACTTATGGCAAAAGGATTCACTGTTAAAGCCACAGCACCCACAAAACCAAAAGAAGAGTGGGACTATGATGCAATTAAAGAAAGAATGAAAGGTAAGTCAATTGTATTCTGCTTACCTGGTCGTGGATGCTCTTACGCATTCCTAAAGAGTTTTGTACAACTGTGTTTTGACATGGTACAAAACCAAATGAGCATTCAGATTTCTCAAGATTACTCGTCAATGGTTAACTTTGCACGTTGTAAGTGTCTAGGTGCAAATGTTCTCCGTGGTCCAAACCAAGTACCTTGGGATGGAAAACTGCAATATGATTATCAACTCTGGATTGATAACGATATTGTGTTTAACTCTGAGAAGTTCTGGCAACTTTGTGATCTTGCAGTTCCTGCAGAAGGTGAAGAAAAAGAAATCGCTTGTGGATGGTACGCTACTGAAGATGGTCACACTACTTCCGTTGCTCACTGGTTAGATGAAGAAGATTTCCGCCGCAATGGTGGTGTAATGAACCACGAGACCGTGGAGAGCATCTCTAAGCGTCGTAAACCCTTCACAGTGGATTACACGGGATTTGGTTGGGTAATGATCCGTAAAGGTGTCTTTGAGCGTCTTGAGTACCCCTGGTTTGCTCCTAAGATGCAAGTCTTTGAATCAGGAAATGTTCAAGATATGTGTGGAGAAGACGTTTCGTTCTGTCTCGATGCAAAAGAAGCAGGTATGGAAACCTGGTGCGACCCTCGTATCAGAGTTGGACACGAAAAAACTCGGGTAATCTGATGAAAAAGTTTAATGTTTTTTATAAGGGGCAGAAAGTATTTGAAAATTTATCTTATGATGAAACTGCTGATGCCCTTCATGAACTTGCATTAAAGTATTATGAAAATGAACAAATTGATCCTAATGATATCCAAATGGAGGAAATTGACTAATGGCTGCAAAATCTAAGTCTACTGGTTCTTATAAGGCAAAAACTTATGTTCCTGGTCCACCGAAAAAGTCTCGACAAGGAATGGGTAATGGAACCAAGTATGCCGCTACGTCTCGCAATGGTGCTCGTAAACCCTATAGGGGACAAGGAAAATAGAATATGAGTGACAAAGAAGCATATATTCGCAAATGGATTAAAAATGTATCTAAACAAAGACCAGAATTAGGTAATTTTTCCATTTGTCCCTTTGCTTCTAAGTCAAAAACTTACATAAAAGAGTGTTTAATTAGCGACATTGTACCTGTTTCTGGGTATGATGTCGCTATTTTTATATTAGATAATGGTTTAACTTTAGAAAAACTACTAGAGTGGGTTTCTTTTTATAATAAACAGTACCCAGAGTATAAATTTTTTGAAGATACTGCAGAAAGGATCACATATATAAGTGGTGTTCAAACCAATAATGGTAAATATAATCTAATTTTATGCCAACCAAAAGAAAAATTAGCAAAATTTAGAAAAAAATTACTAAAAACTGACTATTACAAATACTGGAGTGACGAATACTTGAGAGAAATATTACAGGAAGACTATCATTTACTTAAAAAATAATTATGCTATCAGTTTATCAACATTGGGATCCCCTAAAAGTCTGCCTTGTAGGTAGAAGTTACCCACCAGAATTTTATAGTTTCATAGAAAATCCCAAAGTTCGTTCTGTTATGGAGCGAATTGCCATAGAAACAGAAGAAGATTACCAAAAATTAATTACATTATTAGAAAAATTTAAAGTAAAAGTAATAAGAACTGATATATCTGATAATTTTGATGTTTATTTTGATGAAAAAAGTAGAAAATATTATCCACCACCAATGTGTCCTAGGGACTACACTGGAATGTTTGGCAACAGATTTTTTGTTCCAGATAAAGATTATGGTAATCTAATGAAATTGTATGAACAATCTCTAGAAAATAAAGATTTTACTAATGATGACTTTCTACAAGCATTGTGTTGTTTTAATATTAGAGATAAAGTTCAAAGTTTTGGGTGTGATGAAGATATACTTGTATTTTTATTAGAGTATTATGCTACATTAAAATCAAATTCAATGTCTCACTGCACTACGAATACAAATTTTGACCCATTTAAAACAGTTAAAGAATTTGTTTTAAGTTGTGATAATGAATTGGTTTTAGAGAACGGAGTTAATACTGCAGTTACAACTAGAATTGGTAAAGATTTAATTTTTGGTGGTGTCCATCCTAAAGGAGGATTGAATCATTGTTTAAGTATAATAAAAAAATATTTTAAAGACTATAGATGCCATATCATCAGAGAAGTTTGTGGTCATACCGATGCCTCATTTTGCCCAGTAAAACCTGGATTGGTTGTTAGTTTAAATAAACCATATAGACACGAAAAAACATTTCCTGAATGGGAAGTAGTTTCATTAAAAAATCAAAGTTGGCATAAAGTTAAACCTTTTTTAGATTTAAAGAAAAAAAATAAAGGAAAATGGTGGGTTCCTGGAGAAGAATATAATAATGATTTTACTGACTTTGTTGAATCTTGGTTAAATGATTGGGTCTATTATGTTGAAGAAACAGTTTTTGATGTTAATATTTTGGTAATTGACGAAAATAACGTAGTCTGTAATAACTACAATAAAGATGTTTTTGATGCCTTTGAAAGGCATAATATAACTGCTCACATTATTAATTTTAGGCATAGGTATTTTTGGGATGGTGGTTTACATTGTATTACTAGTGATTTAGATAGAGAAGGAATTCAAAAAAATTATTTTCCAGAAAAAAATAAACAAATTTATCTTTATGGTGAAAGTTATGCTGATATTATGAATAAATATAAAAAAGATTTGCAAAACTATAAAAATAGGATTAATATAGTATGATTTTACCAGATTTTATGCTCACGACTAGAGCAAACCAACTCTGGGAGACTACTGGGATGGATAGTATTGAATATTGTCTTTCGGAATCATATTTTAAAAGATATCCTTACGAACTATCCTATAAGTTTAATAGTAGAGGGTTTCGTGATGAAGAATGGCCCGATAGTATTGAAAAATTAAAAAACTGTATATGGTGTTTTGGGGATAGTTTTACTACTGGAGTAGGTTGTCCATATGAATACATATGGACAACAAAATTAGAAAAATTAACTGGAATTAGAACTATCAATGTTAGTTTGGATGGTGCGAGCAACTCGTGGATATCAAGAAAAGTTTTAAGAGTTATTGAAGAAATAGATCCAAAGTTAATAGTAATTCATTGGAGTTATTTTAGTAGAAGAGAATCTGAAGATACATCTTTAACTGATGAAGAAAGAAGAATTGATTGTTTAACTGAGGAAGATTATAGAAATAATAAACACAAGGAATACCTTTTAGAAAATTTAAAAGATACTTTAAAAAATGTTAAAAAAGTAGAATCTTCAAACCATTCTGCAAATATAGTACATTCAATAATATGTGATGAAGTTTGTTTTTATCCATATTCAACTAGAAAAACAATACATAAATCTATGTCATCTTTGTGTAAAAATTATTTACCTTTTATGGAAAGATTGGATTATGGTAGAGATGGTTTACATTATGGGGTAAAAACTTCAGAATTGTTCGCTATTAAATTATTAGATCCTTTATTTAAAAATCTTAAGGGATAGAAACCCCTTAAAAAGTTCTATGTTAACTCATTTAATAGTAAACAATGAACAAACAACCAGATCGAGATTCTAATTACATGTATTCTATGTGGGGAACTGACAAATTAGTGACTGATTACGGATCACTAGATAACCTAGAATGTCCCCCAACAACTCTAGAGGGATCACATTTTACTCACGGACATGGATTTTTTAAATCTAGAATGTTGAGAGAAATTAATAATGATGATATTACACCTAAGAAACATAATTTTGAATTACAAAATGAAGTACATGAAAGAATACGAAATGATGATGATTATGATGATTGGAGTTATGGTACTGAACCAATTCCATCAAAAAAATGGATTTAATATAATAAATAATGTATAAATTGTAATTAAAAAATTATGCCTTTAGAACGTGTTAGTATAGGTTTTAAAGACATTAGTAATTCATTTTTACTTAATCCTTTATCCAATGATATTGCAGTAATTACTAATGAAACTTCCATAGCACGTTCTATAAGAAATTTAGTTTTGACTAATAGAGGAGAAAGATTTTTTCAGAGAAATCTTGGATCTAAAGTTCCAAAACTACTATTTGAAAATATGGATAATACTACAGCAGATCTTATAAAATCAGAAATAACAGAAACTGTAGAAAATTATGAACCTAGAGTAATTTTAACTGATGTAAAAGTTACTCCAAATTATACAGATAATGCTTTTAATATATCAATATTCTATAATATAGTTGGAATTGACGCTTTACCTCAACAACTATCATTTGTATTACTACCAACTAGATAAATGGCATTAGTAAATTTCTCAAACTTAGATTTTGAGCAGATAAAAACTTCGATAAAAGACTATTTAAGATCTAATTCGTCATTTACGGATTATGATTTTGAAGGATCTAATTTGTCCATCTTAATAGATGTGTTAGCATACAATACTTACATATCTTCATATAATGCAAATATGTTGAGTAATGAAGTATTTTTAGATTCTGCAACATTAAGAGAAAATGTAGTTTCTCTTGCAAAGCACGTAGGTTATTTACCCAGATCAATAACATGCTCTAAAGCAAAAATATCATTCTTTGTAGATGTTATTGGAATTGCAGATAATGCAATTACTGTTACCTTAAAAAAAGGTCCAGTATGCACCACAACTCGTTCATTTGGGGCACAAAGTTATGTATTTTCTATTGCAGATGATGTAACGGTCCCAGTTATAAACGGAATAGCATCTTTCAATGAAATAGAAGTTTTAGAAGGAACTTTATTAACAAGTAATTTTATAGTAGATTCATTAAATAAAAATCAAACTTTTATTTTAGACAATAATAACATAGATACTTCAACATTAAGAGTTGTAGTGAGAGATTCCATTCAAAGTTCTATTACTAGAGTATTTAATTTTGTTAATAACATAAGTGAAGTAAAATCTACCGATAAAATTTTCTTTTTAAGTGAAATATCAGATCAAAGATATGAACTAATTTTTGGTGATGGGACATTTGGAACACCTTTGGATGATAAAAATTATATTGAAGCAACTTATATTGTTACAACTGGACCAAATGCAAATGGAATATCAGAATTTACATTTTCTGGTTCATTTGTAGATAATAATGGTGATGAATTACAAGTTCCTACACCATTTATATCAACCATAGAATCTTCAAACGGCGGTAAGCCAATTGAAGAAGTCTCATCTATAAAAAAGTTTGCACCAAGAGTATATGCTTCTCAAAATAGAGCAGTTACATCATCAGATTATGAAGCATTAATACCATCAATATATCCAGAAGTAGAATCAATATCAGTTTTTGGTGGAGAAGAATTAGATCCTCCAAAATTCGGAAAAGTTTTTATTGCAGTAAAACCGAAAAATGGATCTTATATTCCAAATAATGTTAAAGATAATTTAAAGTTCAAACTTAGGAAGTACGCAGTTGCAGGAATAGTTCCAGAATTTATTGATTTAAAATATGTTTATATAGAATATGATTCACAAGTTTATTTTAATACAAATTTAACTCGATCAGTTAGCACTGTGAAAAACAGAGTTTTAGATAATTTAATAAAATATGCAAAATCTACAGAGTTGAATAGATATTCTTCAAGATTTAAATATAGTAAATTTTTAAAGCTAATTGATGATTCTGATGATGCAATAACTTCAAACATTACAAAAATATCTATTAGAAGAGATTTAAGAGTTGAAATATCAAAATTTGCCGAATATGAAATTTGTTTCGGTAATGAATTCTATGTTAAAAATCAAAAGGGTTATAATATAAAATCTTCTGGATTAAACATACCTGGAGTAAGTGATACTGTATATTTTTCTGATGTACCGAATTCAGATCTTTTAACTGGAAGGCTATTCCTTTTTAAATTGGGATCTTCATCAGAACCAGTTTTAGTTAGGTCTGATGTTGGTGTAGTTGATTATGTTAAAGGTGAAATAAAAATATCAACAATTAATATAATTAATTCTAAAAAAGTTGATGGTGTTAATATTGTGGAATTTTCTGTAATTCCAAAGTCGAATGATATTATTGGAAAACAAGATTTATATCTACAGTTAGATAATTCAAAATCTAACTTAGATTTGATTGAGGATTCTATATCTTCTGGTAGAGACGTTTCGGGATCTCAATATATAGTATCATCAAGCTACTTAAATGGAAATCTAATAAGAATATAGTAATATGTTAAATTCTAGAATAAAAACTAAAAATTTAATCAAATCTCAAATTCCAGAATTTTTATTTGAGGAATCTCCACGTATTTTAGAATTTTTAGAGGAGTATTATAACTCAACAGAATATCAGGGTGGTCCATTAGATATTCTAAACAACATAGACCAATATATAAAATTAGATAATATAGCAGAAGTTCTTTTTACGACAGAATTATCTGAGGATGTATCGTTTAATGATACAGAAATTTTTGTATCTTCAACTCAAGATTTTCCCAAAGAGAATGGTTTAATAAAAATAAATGATGAAATAATTAATTACAAGTATTCCACAAATAATTCTTTTAAAGAATGTACTAGATCTTTCAGTGGAATAACATCTTATAGGACAGAAATAAAAGATCAACTACTATTTGAAAGTTCCACATCTTCGGAGCATAAAAGTGGAAACACTGTCTATAATCTTAGTGTTTTATTTCTAAAAGAATTTTTCAAAAAGTATAAGTATCAATTTGCTCCAGGATTTGAAGGTATTGATTTATATGAATCAATAAATGAAAAAAATCTTTTATATAAACTTAAAGATTTTTATTCTTCAAAAGGATCCGATGTATCATTTGATATACTTTTTAAATCCATTTTTGGAATTGGTGCAAAAGTTATTAAACCAAGAGATTATGTAATACAAGCATCAGATACAGATTATCGTATAACTAGAGATCTTGTAGTAGAAAGATTATCTGGAAATATTGAAAATTTAATAAATTTAACATTGTTCCAAGATGAAGTTCCAGGTTTAATTAATTATGCTTCAGGAACTGTGACAAATGTAGAAAAAATAATTAGAAATAATAGAGATTATTATAAAGTAAGTTTAGATTTTTCTGAGGGAATTAATACTGATGTTTTTTCATATCACCCCAAAACATACTTAACATCTAAATGTTTAAATAATCAAAATTATCTTGATGTAGATTCAACATTTGGATTCCCAAATTCTGGAACTTTGCAAGTTAGGTTTGATGAGTTTAATGTTTTTGAAATTAAGTATACATCCAAGACATCAAATCAATTTCTTGGGTGTACTGGAGTAATAGAATTAGATAGGTCTTTTGAAATTTATTCCCCATACTATGCTTATTCGTACTATAATAATGAACTTATTAAAATAAGGATAAGTGGTATTTTATCAGATATTGATACTGTTGATGAAAGTTATTTTTATGAAGATAACGATAGACTTGATATAGTTTCTTTGGGTATTAATAGAGACAGCACTTTAAGTTCTAGTTGGTTAGTAAACTGTTCTCCGTATTTTACCGTATCTTCTGTTGAACAACTTTCTGGATTTAGATATAGAGTAGTAACCAAAGATACCAATACTATTGTTTTAGGAGATACCGTCACCTTAAAAGATAATAGTGGAAATAGTTATACGTCTCTTGCAATAAAAATAGCGAATAGAAATTCTTTTGATATTCAATTGAATGATTCAATAAATGTTAATTTAAATTATATTGCAATTAAAAATATATCTAAAGTTAATACTGATGAAAACCCAAATATAAAACAAATATCATCCAATGTTCACAATATATACGTTGATAATAACAATGATGTATATGTTGCAGCACCATCTTTACCAAATTATTTAAACGTACCTTTAAAATTTAAAGATTTTTCAGTTAAGTTTAGTGGATTTTATGATGGTTATGAATTAAATATCGGGAAACATCCATTTTTTACTGGAGATTCTATAACTTATACAAATGGTGGCACTAATAATAAATTAAATATTCCAGAAGGAACATATTATGTGAAAAAAATAAATGATAATATTATAAAATTATGCACTAGTAGATCTAACATATACACAGAAAATTATACTTTTGTTAACGGTGAAGTAATTGATAATGTATTCCAATTAACCAAATTTGCAAATCAATCCATTCAACCACAACCAATAATTAGGAAATTTATTGATCCAATAGACTCAAAAGTAAAACCTAAAGTTGTTCCTGGACAAATTGGAATGTTACTTAATGGTGTAGAACTATTAAGTTATAAAACTGGAGATTTTATTAACTATGGACAAATAGATAAAATATTAGTTTCATCATCAGGTGATGAAAACTATGATATTATAAATCCTCCAATATTGAATATTGTAGATCCAACTGGAATAGGAGCTACTGGTGTTTGCCACGTTACGGGATCTTTAAAACGAATCGAGATACTTGAAAATAATTATTCTTTTATTAATGGATTACCCAAAGTATCTATTTCTGGGGGAAATGGTTCTGGTGCAGTAGCAGAATGTAAAGTATCAAAAATATATACCTCAGTTGAATTTGGCGCATATTCAACCTCAGGATTACTCGATTTAACAAATAATATTATAGGATTTACGACATATCATAGACTTAATAAATTTGAAAAATTAATTTATAATTCAAATGATCAAATTCCCATTGGTGGTTTAGTTAATAATTCAGTGTATTATGCAAATCCAGTCGATGCATTTAATATAAAGTTATATTCTACATATGAAAATGCAGTTTCAGGATTAAATACTGTAAATATTACATCATTTGGATCTGGGGTGCATAAATTTACATCTTTTGATCCAAAAAATATAATATCATCTATCGATATTATAAATGAGGGTTCTGGGTATGAAAATAAAAAGGTATTTTTCTTACCAGAAAATGTAAATATTTACTCAGATATCATAAAAATTAGAGATCATGAATATAGAGATAAAGAAATAGTTACATATACCTCAAGTGAATCATTAATATCAGGTCTTTCCTCAACATCAAAATATTATGTAAAAGTAATCGATAAAGATAATATTAAATTATCACCAGTGGGTGTTGGATCCATATCAGAAGAATACTATTATAATAACAATATTTTTAGTAATTTATTGTCTATTGGATCTGGTGTCCACGAATTAAATTATTTACCAATATCGATAAAAATAGAAAGCCCAGTAGGTATAATAACATTTTCTGGGCAAGATACCTCCGTTAAAATTAGACCTATTTTTAGAGGAAGAATAAAATCAATATCTCTTAGTAATTATGGGCAACAATATGGTGATCAAGAAATTATTAATTATAGAAGACAACCATCAGTATATGTATCAAATGGAAAAGATGCCAATATATCACCAATTGTTTCTAATGGAAAAATAGTAGGTGTTTTAATTAATAATGGTGGGTCTGAATATAATTCTATTCCAGATTTAATATTAGAAGGAGGTGGTTCTGGTGCAGAATTATTACCAATTATCGAAAATGGTAAAATTGTTGATGTATTAATTAAAAAATCTGGTTCAAATTATAACCAAAATACTGCAAGAATAAGAGTTTCTTCTGCTGGTTCTGGCGTTAAATTTGAAACTTATATAAAATCATGGAACATAAACCTAGTAGAAAGACTTATAACAACTGGTCAAATAACTGATGATGATGGAATAATTTACAATGCTATTAACAAAAAATACCAATTAGAGTATTGTCACGCATACTCCCCAAGAAAACTCAGAGAAACACTACTTTCAAGTTCAATCGGGATTGATGGTAAACCCATTTATAGAGAAGATTTATTGAATGATACGTCTTCAATTAAATATCATTCACCATTAATAGGGTGGGCATATGATGGAAACCCAATTTATGGACCATATGGATATGCAGATCCTGAAGGTGGTGTTGTAACTAGAATGAAATCTAGTTATAGAGTTGTTAATTCTCCATTGAGACCTTCTTTATATCCAGTTGGATTTTTTATTGAAGATTATTTTTATGATGGTGATGGTGATTTAGATGAATACAATGGAAGATATTGTAAAACTCCAGAATTCCCTGATGGAGTTTATGCATACTTTTCAACCATTAATAATGTAGAGGAATCAGATGGTCCATTTAGATCGTTCTTAAAACCTGTTTTTCCATATGTAATAGGAGACAAGTATAAGTCAAAAATTATAGATTTTAATTATGATCAAAATTCAAATCAAGATAAAATTGATATAAATTCTACTGGGTGGTTAAGAAATACTTATTATTATAATTTATTAAATAAAAATAGTGGTTATGATGTTATATTACAACCAAACAAATATACAAAAGAATTTAACAGAATAGATACGACTTTTCCTGGATCAATCACAGGTATTTCTATAATTTCATCTGGGAAAAACTATAAAGTGAATGATGAAGTTATATTTGATAATAGCGATACTGGAGGTACTAATGCTTATGCAAATGTATCTGAGGTAGTTGGAAAAAATACAGTATCTATATCTTGTACATCATATAAAGTAAATAATGTTCAATTTATACCATATTCAAATAATGGAATAATATTGGGAATATGTAGTGTACCATCATACTTATCAGAAAATGACGTAATTACTATCGATAATTTAAATACTTATGAATTAAATATATCAAATAGTTTTCCTGTTGGTATATTAACTAGCAAATTAACTTTAACTAAAAATCTAAAGAATTCATCTTTTACGGGTATAACAACATTCGTAGATGTTTATGGAAATTTAAACTATCCAAATGTACAAGTAAATGATATTTATAAAATAGACAATGAAAGAATACAAATACTAGAGATAGATAAAGAACTATCAAAAATAAAAATATTAAGATCATATGGTGGAACTTCTGGTTCCGCACACAGTGAAGGATCTGTAATGTATGAAGTTCCGAGAAAATTTACTATTAATATTGGATATACGACATCAATTCAATACAAAATTAATAGTGACATTTATTTTAATCCTATTGAAAGTCTTGGTAAAGGTAGTGGAGTTGGAATTGGAACGACCATATTCTTTTCACATGTTGCATATGGAGTGACTTCAAAAATAATTCCATTCCAATCAATATATTTAAAGAATCATGGATTACAGACTGGAGATTTGATTACATATACAAGTTCGGGAAATACTCCAATAAAAGTTTCTACTGGATCATCAATATATCCAGTCCAAGACTATTCTAAATTTTATGTAGGAAAAATTTCTAATGATTTAATAGGAATTTCAACACTACCAATAGGTATTGGTAGTACTGGAGGATTTGTTCAAATAGGTACAAATAATGCAAATGTTTTATTATCATTTACAGATCATGGTACTGGATTTAATCATAAATTTACAACAAATAATGACAATACTATAGTAGGAGACATAACAAAATTAACAGCAACTGTAGTAACAGCATCAAATCACAATTTATCTGTTAATGATATTGTAGATATTGATATTAGATCTGGAATACAGACTACATTTGTAGTTCAATATAATGATACTATAAGAAGAATGGTTTTAAATCCAACTAGTTTTGGTATATTAGATGTAGATACAAATAATGATATAATTACTATACCAAATCATGGATATAAAACAGGTCAAAAAGTTTTACATACATCACAATCACCATCTGGTGGACTTTTAAATGATGAAATTTATTATGTTATTGTTTTGGATGAAAATAGAATACGATTGAGTAATGATTATTATAAATCTCTTAATAACATATTGAATGTCAATTATATAAATTTAGTTCCTCCTGCATCTGTAGGAGCACTATCTTTGATAAATCCAGAAATATATGCATATAAAAATTCTACAGTTATTTTTGATCTATCAGATCTCTCATTATCTTCTGGTGGAAGACCTGCATTTTCTTTTGATTTATATTTAGATTCCGAGTTCAAAAATAAATTTTACACAACTAATACAAAATCTTTTTCAGTTAGGAAATTTGGTTCTATTGGAGTTGATAATAATGCATCAGTGTCTTTAATTATAGATGAAAATACCCCAGAAAAATTATATTATAAATTATCTCCAATACTTTTTGATGGACTTGGATTGGCAAAAGAGGAAATTATAGACGATAACTATAATGTTATTAATAATAATTTATTAAATATTTCCGAGAGTTTGTATAATGGAATCCGTTCAGTATCTGGAATAGGTTCTACATCATTCACATACATTTTAAATAATGTTCCAGAAAAAAATATTTACGTATCAAATGATGCTGAAATTAAATATTTTACAAAATCATCGTCAGCTTTGGGTGAAATAAGTAAAATATCAATTCAATCTGGTGGATATGGATATAAAAAATTACCAAATATAACCAAAGTTAGGAGTGGTTTAGGTACAGATGCTCTACTGTTACCATTTAGTAATAATATAGGAAAAGTTTATAAGTATAAATTAAATGATATTGGATTTGACTATCCAACAGACAAAACATTAAGTCCATCAACATTATTACCAAAAGTATTTAAAATTGAACCACTATCTACATTTGATAGAATAAAAATCGTATCTCCAGGAGTTAACTATTTTGTACCTCCACAATTAGTAGTTTTGGATGGATTAACAGGTAGAATAAATGAAGAGGCAGATTTGAGATATGAAATAGGAGATTATGAAGTAAGTATTATAAGAAATACTACGGGTGTTTATAACGTCAACCCAATAATTTTACCAACAAATAACCCAAACGGTACAAGAATTAGATCAATCTCTTACAACTCAAGTTCATATGATGTTACAGTTGGTCTCGCTATAAGTTATAGTAGCATAAATGATTTTCCTTTTGAAGTTGGTGACGAAGTTATAGTGGAAAATACTAACATTGATATAGTTGAAGGTGGAAATGGATATAATTCTTCTAATTATGGATATAAATTATTCACTTTAACAAGTATTAATCCAGACCTTGGAGGAGAAAATCCAACTATAACTTACAATATTGGAGATTTGCCAAACCCAAATCCTGGAATATTTGATACATTTGAATCAATAGGAACTGTTACACCTAAAAAATATTTCCCAATTTTTGAAATAACATTAGTTAAAGATAGGTTTATATCTGGCGAAAAAATAATTTCAGAAAGCGGGGTTGAAGGTATTGCACAATCATATGATTTTAAAAATGAATATTTGAAAATTAATACTACAGAAAATTTTAAAGTTGGTGATTTAGTCACTGGAGAATCGACGAAAAATAGAGGGTTGATATCACAAATTATACTTTTTGAAACTAAGCACAATATTAATGGAAGTGCTATATTATCAAAAGGATGGAAAAATAACATTGGTATTTTAGGGGACAATTTACAACGACTTCATGATAACGACTATTATCAATATTTTTCATATTCAGTTAAATCTAATGTTTCATTAGAAAATTGGAATTCTATAGTTAGTGATTTAAACCATACTTTAGGATTTAAAAAATTTAGCGATCTTTCAGTCGAATCATATGCATTTGACCCCGAAGATAGGGTTGGACTGGTAACAGCAGCTCAGCAACAAACAACTTTAACATCATTAGCAACCTTAGATAGTAATGTTGATATTAATTTATATAAAGATTTTGACATTGCTAGGGAAAAACCTATTATAATTGATGATAGATATGTTTCTAATGAAATCTTATTTAATAGTCCATTTTTACAAAGTTATTTGGAATTTATAGGAAATCGTGTTTTAAAAATAGATGATGTTAGTTCGGAATTTAATGATATTTCAAGATCTTTTGAATTAAATCATAAAGGAAATCCAATTTTTAGTATTGATTTTAATGCTTCTATTGGTTCTGTGGTTGGTTTAACTGATAATACAATTTATTTCTCGAATCATTTCTTTGTTAGTGGCGAAGAAATTGAATATATCCCTTTCAATAATTTAACATCAAATGCAATTGGAATAGGAACCACATTTTTTGTTGGAGTTGGAACTACATCAAAATTACCATCATCAGTTTATGTTATTAGAATAGATTCTAGAAGAATACAATTAGCTTCATCCGCACAAAATGCTTTACTTTTCAATCCAATACCATTATCCCTAACTTCTGTTGGTATTGGAAGCACTCACACATTTAGATCAAAAAATACCAACACTAGAGCATTAATTAGTTTGAATGGTGTTATACAAGCACCTGTAGTTTCAACTGCAGTGACATCATCAATAATATCAACAGTAGGAATTGGGAGTACAATATTTAATCTTAGTGGAATATCTTCAATTTTTAGTGGTGATCTAATTAAAATTAATAATGAAATAATGTTTGTTACGTCAGTTGGAGTGGCAACTACCAATTCAGTTACAGTGTATAGAAGTTGGGTAGGAACTACACAAAGTTCACATTTAAGTAATTCATTAGTAACAAAAATATCTGGGTCTTACAACATAGTTGGAAATAAAATTCATTTTTCCGAACCAATCAGAGGATTAACGCCAATAGGAACAACATCCAATGGACCAAATGAGGTTGATTATTTGGGTATAACAACTTCTACTCGATTTGATGGTAGAGTTTTTATAAGATCTGCATTAAAACAAGGATTTACCGTTACCTATGATAAAGCATATAACACAAATTATGTTTTTGATGATATATCCCAGTCTTTTAATGGAATAACAACAAGTTTTGCTTTAAAACAGAATAAATCAAATGTCACTGGTTTAAGTACATCAAATGCCATAATTTTAATAGATGATGTTTTCCAAGGACCACAACGACTTGGATCTCCATTGACAAATATTAATGGAGACTATAAATTATCTGAAAGTTCTGGTCAAACTAATATATCATTTACTGGAAATCCAGCAAATTTCCAATCAACTAACGATATAAACACTTCTACAGTCCCAAGAGGAGGAATAATAGTTTCGGTTGGTTCCACTAATGGATTAAGATACCAACCATTAGTAGGTGCTGGTGGAACTGCTATCGTTTCTGCTGCGGGAACAATTCAATCAGTTTCTATTGGAAACTCTGGATTTGGTTATAGAGTTGGAGTACAAACTTATATTAGAGTTGGTGTTCAAACTTATAGTTCAGGAACTCCAAAAATTACTTATGTCGGTTATGCTAATGCTGCTAATGGTCAAATAACAAATGTTGTTATTACAAATCCAGGTGTAGGGTACACAAGAACAAATCCACCAAAAGTTTTAATAGATCCACCATTAAATTATTCAGATATACCACTCATTTATTCATCATCCTCACCTTCAGGTATTGGTACTGGTGCTACAGTAGATATAACAGTTGGTCAAGGATCAAGTGTTATAAATTTTGAACTTAAAAATTTAGGATATGGGTATGGGCAAGGAGATATATTAACAGTTCCTATTGGGGGCACTACAGGCATACCAACAGACTCATCAACATTTACATTATATCCCTTCCAAGAATTTAGACTATTTGTTGATAAGACATTTAATTCAAAATTCTCTGGATGGAGTGTTGGTGACATTTTAGTTTTAGATAACATTGAACAATTTTTCAATGGTAGGAGAAGAATATTTCCACTGTCAAGAAATGGTGAAAGAATATCGTTTTTCCCAAGAAGATCATCGGGAATAGACTTACAATATAACTTGTTGGTCTTTATAAATGACATTTTACAAGTTCCTGGTGAATCGTACACATTTAATGGTGGAAGCACCATCAGATTTAATGAACCACCAAAACCAAGACTTGCTGGATATACCACTCCAGGAGATACTTGCAAGTTAATGATTTATACTGGAACACAATCAATTGATGTCAATGAAGTTAATGTTATAGAGACTTTAAAAATAGGTGATGATGTTCAATTCTTTAGTGACGTTGATATAACATTAAATCAAGATAAAAGAATAGTAGTAGACATTAATTCTGCAGATACAGTAGTTACCAATACATATGCTGGACAAGGAGTTAGTGATACTGAATTGTTGGAAAGACCTATTAATTGGATAAAACAAACTTCAGATAAGATTATTGATGAAATTGAAGTTGGAAAGGATAGAAAATATTATGAACCAAATATTCATACACAATCAATAATACTAAGTAATGTTGGTATAGGTTCCACATTTGTTTATGTAACAACAGTTAAATCACTATTTGACAATCCAAAAGAAGGTTTAGAAGTCAGTAAAACAAAAGTAGTGGAAATTATATCAAATGACATATTATTATCTGGAATTGCTACAGCAACTGTATCGGCATCAAGTACAATTACATCATTAAATATAGTAAGTCCTGGATTAGGATATACTGCAAATCCAACGGTTTCAATTCAAAGACCAGGAATAGGTATAACTGGAATTGCGTCTGCAATAGCAAATGTATCTGGGGGAATTATAACATCATTTACTGTGACTAATCCTGGATTTGGATATACTACGGGACCAATTACTGGATTAATAGTTAATCAACAAGGAATTGGATACCCACCCCTAACATCGTCATCCAATGTATTTAAAAACGCCAGATTAAAAACTTTAACTGGATTTGGTAGAGGTGCAACGGCAACCATTGAAATAAACATTCTGAATAATACTGTTTTTTCAACTACAATAACTGATGGTGGAACAAATTATAAAATTGGAGATCTATTATTCATAGATTCTTATGACAGTGTTGGTTTGGCGACAACATACAGAAGAACTACACTAGCATCACCATTAGTATTTTCTGTAACTGGAATTAAAGGTCCAAATATTTTAATATCTCCACCAATATTACAACTAGAAGAAATTTCTGATGTTTCATACGAAGGTGATTATGGATTGATTGTTGGAATTGGAACTACCAATGTTGGTGTTACAACTGGAATAGTATTTGATTTCTATATACCACAAGGATCTCCATTAATTACTGATGGACATGGAATTACTAAGAGTGGAATACAAACTGGGAATTATTTTGTCGTTACAAGTTCTTCTGTTGGATTTGGTATAACATCTTTGACAAGGGGTGGATCTGTTTTGGGAATAGGGACGGAAAATTTGGATAATGTGTATGAGGTTTATGGTACATCCCAGATTAGTAGATTTATACCATCGATTGGAATTTCTACAGTTATTAGAGTTGTTACTGGTGTCTCCAGATACAATGGATTAAATACCATTGTTGGAATAGCGTCCACTGCATTTTATGCATCTTATAGTTGGGGTAAGATTAATTTTAGTAATAGATCTACACCTAAATCATTTACTGTTAAAACAACTAGATTTTCTGGGATAACAACAAATCCAATTATACGTAGAAAAAATCCATTAGCATTTGATAATTACCTTTAATCTATAATAAATAACTAAAAATTTTTTAAAATGTCTGCTATTATAACGGATCAATTAAGAATACGCAATGTGAAGAATTTTATATCTGAGATAACCTCCTCAGATAATTCTTATTATGCATTCTTAGGGTTACCCAATCCAACGGATGTATCTTCAACTTGGGATACAAATCCACCATCACCAAAAGATAGTTTAGATGAAGAAAATAATTATTGGGATACATTAATTGCTCTAAAAAAAATATCGTCAAATGATATAAAACCAGTAATAAGAAAAATTACTTGGTCTTCATCGACAATTTATGACATGTATCGACATGATATTACAAGAACTAATTTATCAAAACCATCAAATAAAACATCTTTATATAATTCAAATTTTTATGTTTTAAACAGTGAATATAGAGTGTATATTTGTTTAAATAATGGAGTTGACCCAGAAAATCCAGATGGAAAACCTTCACTTGATGAACCAAAATTCACTGATTTAGAGCCAAGATCTGCTGGTACTAGTGGGGATGGGTATATATGGAAATATCTTTATACAATTTCACCATCAGATGTTATTAAGTTTGAATCTGTTGATTTTATTCCAGTACCCATAGATTGGGATACAAATTTAGAATATCAATCTATTAAAAATAACGCTACTTCTAGTGGACAATTAAAAGTATCGGTAATTACAGATAGAGGATTTGAAGTTGGTCCAGCAGATACAACTTACACAAAAGTTCCTATTAATGGAGATGGTACTGGAGCAGAAGCAACTATAGTTATTAATAACGATTCCAAAGTAGAATCTATAACTATAACTAATGGTGGAAGTGGATATACTTATGGGACGGTAGACTTACAACTTGGAAATGTTCCTTTAGGAACTGTCACACCTCAATTTGACGTGATTATACCTCCACCAAATGGTCATGGATTTGACGTTTATAGAGAACTAGGTGCAACTAATGTTTTAATTTATAGTAGAATTGAAAATGATGACCAAAATCCAGATTTCATAACTGGAACAAAAATATCTAGAATTGGAATAATAGAAAATCCACAATCATACGAATCAAGCGCAATACTAAATGACAGTAGAGCAAGTGGTGTGTATGCATTAATTTTAAAAGGTTTATCACCAAATCAAAATGATTATAAAACTACATCATTTACTTATAATTCTATAATTTCACAAACTATTGGTACTGGGGTAACTGCAGTCGGTAAAGTTGTCTCATATGATCCCACAACTGGAGTTTTAAAATATTGGCAAGACAGATCTTTAGTTGGATTTAATACAGATGGAACAAAAAATACATCTCCACTATATGGGTATAAATTAAATAGGTTTACTGCAGATGTTAGTGGTTCTGGTTCATTAAAAATTGTTGGTGGAACTAAAGATTTATACATTGACACTGGATTTGGTAGTCAGAGTAATCCTGGGATAAGTACTGTCATAAATAATAGAACTTACTACCTTGGACAATCTTTTATAAAAGGAGTATCAAATCCAGAAGTAAGAAAATATTCTGGAAACATAATATATGTTGACAACAGACCATCTATAACAAGATCTGTAAGCCAAAAAGAAGACATCAAAGTTATTTTGCAATTTTAAAGAATTATGCCACAGGAACTAAATTTAAATGTCTCCCCATATTTTGATGATTTTGACCCAAATAAAAATTACTATAGAGTTTTATTCAAACCTGGATTTCCAATTCAGGCTAGAGAGTTAACAACTTTACAGTCAACATTACAAAATCAATTAGAAACTTTTGGTTACCATCTTTTTAAAGAGGGTTCTCAAGTAATTCCTGGTAGGTTAAATTATACCAATGAATTGTATAATGTTAGTGTAGAAAATGAGTTTCTCGGATCCCCAGTAAATTCATATATTTCAAGTTTATATAATAGAATAGTTCGCGGTGAAAAATCAAATGTAAGAGGAAAAATATTCTTTGCTAGTCCACCTTGGGAAAACTCTAAAAATTATTTTACTATTTTCATAAATTATATTTCAGAAGGATCTGATGAGAAAAAGCAATTTGATAACCAAGAAAATTTAATTTTGGATGATGATATATTAGATCCTTCTTTAAATTTTCAAAAAGGTCAAGCAGTATTATCAACTGCGGTAAGTAGTGCAAACTCTATTGGTTCTGGTGTATTTTTATCAGAAGGTGTTTATTTTATTAGAGGTACTTTTGTTAGAGTAGAAGGTCAAACTTTAATCATAGATTCTTACAGTCAAACCCCATCATGTAGAATAGGTCTTGAAATAAAAGAAGAAATTGTAACAGCATCACAAGATCCTTCATTAAGTGATAATGCAAAAGGATTCAATAATTATGCAGCTCCAGGGTCCGATAGATTAAAAATAACTGCTATTTTAGCGAAAAGACCTCTCGAAAGTGATAAAAATGAGAATTTTATAGAACTTTTAGTAATCAGAAATGGCAGTATATCAAAGTTACAACAAAATCCAACTTATAATGTTATTGGTGATGAATTAGCCAGAAGAACTTATGAGCAGTCTGGGGACTTTTATGTAAGACCATTCATAATTAGTGCTTATGAATCTTTAAATGATAAAAAGGGCAATCAAGGTATTTTTGAAAGCAATCAGTTAACTTATGGAGGAAAAGTACCAAATGACAGTCTTGGTGTCTATAAAATTTCTCCAGGAAAAGCGTATGTTAAAGGGTACGAAGTTGAATATGCGGGAACTTCCTACTTAGATTTTGAAAAACCAAGAACTGTAAAAACTTTAAAAAATCAAGCAGTAAATTATACAACTGGTCCAACTCTTACACTGAATAGAGTTTTAGGTGCCCCTAGAGTTGGATTTACCACATCAGTAATTAGTCTAAGAGATACTAGAATTGGTATAAATTCTCATATTGCATCAGGTAAAGAGATAGGGGTTGCTAGAGTATATGATTATGCGTTGGAAACTGGTTCATATTTAACCAATAATGATTTAAATGAATGGGATATATCATTATATGATATTCAACCATATACAGAAATATTGTTGAATGAAAATATATCATTAACTGTACCAACCTACATTGAAGGAAGATCTAGTGGAGCAATCGGACATTTAAGGTATAACACAACAACTGGAATATTAACAGCGTACAATACAAAAGGTACGTTTTTGACTGGAGAAAAATTAATATTTAATGGTGTAGAAAATAATAGAATATCAACAGCGGTAACCTCTTACAGCATAAGTGATGTTAAATCACTTTACAGTCTAGTTGGCACTGGCGTAACTTTTAATGCAGATACCAAACTATATCCAAAATTAACCATAGGTCAAGTTAGCATTAGTCCAAAATCAGGAACTGCCCCAGGTATATCTACCGTCACATCAAATTCTTTAGAATTTACAAATAAAATAAAAGTAGGTGACCTAGTTTCTTTTACAAACTCTTCTTTGCCTAGTGCTCAAGTTAAGACATATGCAAGAGTTCAAGCTATAACTGGCGATTATACTGTAATAATAGCAGGGATTAACACGGTTAATTCTATTAATGATGGAGGTCTACCAACTTCTTCAATAAATCCAGTAGATTTTTCAATTATTGGATCAAAATATCAGTCTTCATTTGACAACACATTATACACACCTCTACCTAAAGAATGGGTATCTGAAATAGACTTAACAGGGTCTTCTTTAACAATTAGAAAAGAATATAATGTAACAATAACATCGAATTCAACAAATACGATACAAGCAGATACTGGCGAAACATTTTTACCTTTTGATGAAGAAAGATATGTATTAATTACTTCTACTGGAATTGTCGAACCTTTATCTAGTGATAAATTTACGTATTCTGCTGGAAATAAAGAAATAATAATTAGAGGTTTACAAACAAGTTCTGGAAGTGCTAGATTAATAGCAACATTACAGAAAATTAATCTAAAAAATAAGATTAAAAACAAAACTAGAGTAAATTCTATTATTGTAAATAAATCTCAGTATACCCAATCTGGTATAGGATCAACCACTCTTAATGATGGTTTAGCATATGGAAATTATGGTTATGGTCTAAGAGTACAAGATAGAGATATATGCTTATTGTTACCAGATGTAACTAAAGTATATGGTATTTTTGAATCTAATGATATCTCAGATCCAGCTTTACCAGAATTAACCATGATTGGTTTAAATGGTCCTACTGGAAGAGTTGATGATCTTCTATTGGGGGAAGAATTTATAGGTGAAGAAAGTGGTGCTATAGGAATATACTCAGAATTTGTTGATAGTTTAAATTTAGGATTTGTATATCTAAATGAACTTAGATTTAAAATTGGCGAAAGAATAAGATTTTTAGATAGTAATATTAATGGTATAATTCAAGGTTTTACTGATGGTTCCACTAATATTACAAATAGATACACGTTAGATAGTGGGCAGAGAGAAACTATTTGTGATTATTCAAGAATTATTAGAAACAATAATTCAGGTGAACCAAAGAGAAAAATAAAAATTATTTTTGAAAGTGGCACTTATTCTTCAACTGATGATGGTGATATAACTACAGCATCATCTTACAATCAATTTGACTATTGTGTTTTACCACAAATTAAAAATAACATTAAATTAACTGATGTTATTGATATTAGACCAAGAGTTTCTAGATTTGATTCAAATACAACTTCATATTCACCATTTGAGTTTTATGCAAGATCATTTAATTCATTGGACAATTCATCTAAGAACATTCTAGCATCGGATGAATCCATAACATTAAATTATTCTTTCTATTTACCAAGAATAGATAAATTATTTTTATCAAAAACAGGTGTATTTCAATTAGTAAAAGGAATTCCAGACGAAAATCCGCTTGTACCTGATAATATTGATGATGCTCTAGAAGTTGCAACTATTAGTCATCCACCATATCTCTGTAATACAGTCAATTCAAGTATCAGACTTAAAGAACATAAGCGTTATAGAATGTCTGATATTGCTTTGTTAGAAAATAGAATAGAAAATTTAGAATATTATACCGCATTATCCTTACTAGAAACAAAAACAGAAAATTTACATATACCAGACAGTTCTGGATTGAATAGATTTAAGTCTGGAATTTTCGTCGATAATTTTTCAGATACTAAAAATCAACTAAAAATCGGACCAGTAACTAATAGTATTGATCCATCGAATTTAGAACTGAGACCTTCACCATTTGTAACTCAAGTTGATTTACTATTAGGAACACAATCATTAATTGGAATAGGAACATCAGCATCTCCACTATCTGATGTAAAGTTCTCAAATGATCTGATTGGAACTAATGTACGAAGAACTGGTCAATTATTAACACTAGATTATTTTGAAAGTCTAGAACTTCAGCAACAATTTGCAACTAGAGTTGAAAATGTAACTCCATATTTGGTAACTTCATATACAGGAACGATTGATCTATTCCCATCATCAGATATATGGATTGACCAAGTTAGAATGGCAGCGCAGACCATTGAAGTTGATAATTATACGGAAACAAGAAATCAATTAGTCTTTAGCGGATATGATCCACAAACAGGATTAAGTCCAGTCACTTGGGGTGCTTGGGAAACTACTTGGACAGGTAGAACAGTAGCAGTAACTAACCAGTCAGTTCAAACTGGATCATCAGTTCAAAATACTGGTAATGCAATTGTAACTACAAATACATTCCAAAATACTGAAACTACTACAGTAACAAGAACTGGAACTGAAACAAGAGAAGGTAGACAATTAAGATTATCTGAACAAATTAATATTGTAAATGAGGGTGATCGTGTAGTAAGTACATCCGTCATACCTTTCATGAGATCCAGGAACATAGAATTTACTGGAAAGAAATTTAGACCATTTACTACAGTATATGGATTCTTTGATAGTGTAGATGTTACTCGATTTGTTGTACCAAAACTTATCGAAATTAACATGATAAGTGGACAATTTGTGGTTGGTGAACGTGTAGTCGGTAGAATGACCACTGGTAATGAAACTGAAACTAATTCTTCAACAGCATCTATATCATTTAGAGTTGCAAAATCAAACCATAAATTTGGTCCAATTTCAACACCAACAGAAGTATTTACTGTAAGTCCATATAACAGAAACTATACTATTCCTTCGGATTATTCAAGTTCTTCAATTTTATTAAACGTTGATACTGCATCTTTAGCAGATAATACTCAAGGTTTATACAGTGGATTTATTCAACCTGGAATGAGAATCAGAGGATCTCAAGGTGAAGCAGTAGTTACTGATGTTAAATTAGTAACAGATCACATAGGAACCATTATAGGTTCATTCTTTATCCCAAATCCAAATATAACAACAAATCCAAGATTTGAAGTTGGTATAAAAGTTTTCAGACTAACAAGTAGTTCCGTAAATACAACTGTTGGTGGATTAGTTTCTACTTCTGGTGAGGAGCAATATTTTGCTCAAGGAACTATAAACAATTTACAAGAAACTATTAGATCAACAAGAAGTCCTAGATTCACAAACGTTTCAACTAGTGAAACAAGGGCAACTACAGACGTATCAACTACACAAGTAGTTACAACATCTCAGACAGTAAGTACAGTACCTTTACCACCACCTCCTCCTCCTCCACCACCACCACCAAATCCACCACCAACACCAAATCCAGTACCACCACCAACACCACCTCGTCCTGGAAATCCACCATCTCCACCAGTACCACCAAGACCCCCAACGCCACCAAGTCCCCCACCAGAACCACCAAGACCAAGACCAGATCCTCCACCACCAAGAAGACCAGATCCTCCACCACCAAGGGGAGGAAAAGATCCTTTGGCACAATCTTTCTTTGTTCCAAACCCAACTGGAAGATTCCTCACATCAGTTGACTTGTTCTTTAGAACTAAAGATCCCGTAGTTCCCGTTGTAGTCGAACTTCGTTCGATGAGAAATGGTGTTCCTACGGAGGAAGTATATCCATTTGGTAGGGTTGTTTTATCTCCAGAACAAATTTTTGAAACCTTTGATGGATCACAAGCAACTACAATTACTTTCCCATCTCCAGTTTACTTGGAAGGGTCGAAAGAACATGCAGTAGTGATACTTACAGATTCAAATGAGTATACTTTATGGATCTCTAGATTAGGAGAAGTTGATATTTCTACAGCAAGTTTACCTGAATCTAGACAAATACTAGTATCAAATCAAACTACATTAGGATCTCTATTTAAATCACAAAATGCTTCTACTTGGACACCAAGCCAGTATGAGGACTTGAAATACAACATTTATGCTGCAGTGTTTATAGAGAATAATGGATCAGTTACATTCTATAATCCAGAATTGAATACTGGAAATAACCAAATAGCAAGATTATTGAATGATTCTTTAGATTTTAATTCTAAGAAAATAAAAATTACCTTCCCCAATACAATTAATACATCTGGATTAGTTCTTGGTAATACCATAGTTCAATCTGGAACAAATGCTTCGGCAGATTATGTTGGTGCAGGTGGTTCTGCCTCAGGAACATTAGGAATAATAAATGCTGGAATTGGTTATACACCATCTAATGCATCTAGTTTCACTTTTACTAATGTATCATTATCATCTTTAACTGGAAATGGTAAAAATGCAACTGCCAATATCACTATAAATGGTGGTGTTGCTATTGCAGCTACTATAGTAAATGGTGGATCTGGATATCAAGTTGGTGATGTTTTAACAGCATCACAAGTCGGAACTCAATCCTTGGGTAGAAATCTCAAATTCTCATTATCAACGATCTCTGGTGTAAATGAATTAATACTTGATCAAGTTCAAGGTGATTTTGAAGTTAGTGGTAGTAAAGTTGTACAATATATAAGTCCAACAACTGGAATAACAACTATAGTTACAACATCTGGATCTAATGCGTTGATAAATCAAATTGAAACAACTTCATTGGTTGATGATGGATTACATATCAAAGTAAACCACAAAAACCACGGTATGCATTCAGATTTGAATAGAGTAATTTTATCAAACGTTAAAGGTGATAAGGTTCCCACTAGATTAACCTTAGATTATCTAAATTCAGATTCTGGTGCAATTAGTGTTGCAAGTACCACTAATTTCAATACTTTTGAAAATGTATCTGTTGCATCTACTAATCCTGGATATGTAATTATCGAAGATGAAATTATTTCATACACTGGTGTAACAAATGGTCAATTGACTGGAATTGTAAGAGGAATTGATGGTACTAGACCTTTCACATATCCAAGTGGAACGGTTGTAAGTAAGTATGAATTGAATGGTGTTTCATTAAGAAGAATTAATAAAACACATTATTTACAGGATGCTAATGCACAAAATCCAATAGGTTTAGATTATTACTACATTAAACTTGATATGTCTTCTAATGGAATTGATAGATCTGTAGGAACATCGTTCCCTAAATTGTATATTCCAGAAACAAAATCTTGTGGTGGAAACTTGATCAATGCAACACAAAATATTCAGTTTGAAGCAGTTAGACCAATTGTTCAAACAATGGTTCTCCCTTCTACAAATATTACTGCAACTATTAAGACAACGACTGCAACAAGTATTAGTGGAAATGAAGTTTCATTCATAGAAACGGATTCTACACCTTTAAATCTTAATACTCATACTTATTTTAATACACCAAGATTAATTGCTTCTAAAGTGAATGAAACTAATAATTTATTAACTTCACCTGGAAATAAGTCATTGTCTGTGACATTTAATTTAACTACTGAAGATTCTTTTGTTTCTCCAGTGATAGATTTAGATAGAGTTGGTCTTGTTCTTATTACCAATAGAGTTAATAATGTTATTGAAGATTATGCTAATGATGGAAGAACATCTTCCATTCTTTCGGATCCAACTGCATTCTCTTATGCAACAAATGTGATTGGTTTGGAAAATTCTGCAACTTCAATTAAAGTTCTTTTAGCAGCATATGTAAATAACTTCAGTGAAATAAGAGCTTTCTATGCAATTTCTAATACATTAGAAAATGAAATGATTTACTACCCATTCCCTGGTTATTCTAACTTAGATATAAATGGTAACATTGTTGATATTTCCAAAAATAATGGATTACCAAATAAATTTGTATCTAAGAACACAACTTTGGGTTTTGAAAGTAAAGAGTTGACTTTTGCGGACTATGAATTCTCTATAGATAATTTACCTGAATTTAAATATTTCAGTGTAAAATTAGTAGGAACGTCTACAAATCAAGCGTTCCCACCAAGAATAAGGGATCTAAGAGCAATAGCGTTAGCGTAAAATTATGGAAACTAGATATCTAAACGTTGAGGGACATCCTTACTTGGTTAGGGATGTCCTAACAAACGCAATAATTAATACAGACGATCAATCCCATAAAGCATACTTATCATTAAAAAATGCTAAAAAAAGAGAGCATAGTATGATTTATAACATCGAAAATGATGTTGATAAGTTAAAATCTGATATTAATGAATTAAAATCAGATTTAAACGAAATTAAAAATTTACTTGGGAAGATTGTAAATGGATCACACTAACATTGAATTGACTAATATTTCAAAATCATTTGAATATGAGAAATTATCTAGAGATATAGATAATATAGATGATATTGATGCTTTAAGAAATTTAACTAAATCTTATATTAAATTATATTTTCAGCAGCAAGAGGTTATTTCTAATTTAGGAAAACTGTAAAATGGCAAAACCATCTTCAAGACAAGAACTAATAGATTATTGCTTAAGAAAACTTGGTGCTCCAGTTTTAGAAATAAACATTGCTGAAGAGCAAATTGAAGATTTAGTAGATGATGCAATTCAGTTTTTTCAAGAGAGGCACTTTGATGGCGTCTCTCAGATGTATTTGAAATATCAAATAACGCAAGAAGATATTGATAGAGGGAGAGCTAAAAATGGTGGTGTTGGTATAGCAACCACAAGTGTAACTACGAATATAGCAGGAACTCCAACATCTTTCAATTATTTTGAAACCTCCAATTTTCTTCAAGTTCCACCATCTATTATTGGAATTAACAAAATATTTCATTTTGAAGGATCCAACAGTATTTCTAGTGGAATGTTTAGTATAAAATATCAGTTATTTTTAAATGATATTTATTATTGGGGTTCAACAGAACTTTTAACTTACTCTATGGTTAAAAGATATCTTGAAGATATTGATTTTCTCTTAACTACACAAAAACAAATAAGATTTAATCAAAGAATGGATAGGTTGTATCTTGATATTGATTGGTCCGCTCTAAGGGCAGGAGAATATTTAATAATAGATTGTTATAGAGCATTAGATCCAAATGATTACTCAAGAGTTTGGAATGACTCGTTTTTAAAACCATATTTGACCGCATTAATCAAGAGGCAATGGGGACAAAACCTTATAAAATTCCAAGGGGTAAAACTGCCAGGTGGAATTGAATTAAATGGTAGACAACTATATGATGATGGGCAGAGAGAAATTGATGAAATCATGAACAAAATGTCTTCAACTTATGAATTACCACCATTAGACATGATAGGGTAATTTTATATGGCACTTAATCCATTTTTTCTTCAAGGTTCAATAACGGAAAGAGGTCTTGTACAAGACCTAGTAAATGAACAAATAAAAATTTATGGTGTAGATGTTTATTATATCCCTAGACAATATGTTAATGAAAAAACTATTATCGAAGAAGTTATAAATTCTGACTTTAGATATGCTTATCCGATAGAAGCATATGTTGATAGTTATGATGGTTACTCTAATGTTGGAACATTGATGTCAAAATTTGGTATCCAAGAATTAGATGATTTAACATTAACTATTTCTAGAGAAAGGTACGAAGTATATTTAAAACCATTATTACAAAATTTACCTAATGTTAAATTATACGATAGACCAAAGGAAGGTGATTTAATTTATTTTCCTTTGGGTGATAGGTTATTTGAAATTAAATATGTTGAACATGAAAAACCTTTTTATTCATTAAAAGGAAATTATACATATGAGTTGAGATGCGAATTATTCAGATATAATAATGAAACTATAGATACTGGAATAGAATTTATAGATGATAATGTACAAAATGAAGGATATACACAAACCTTTAAAATGGTCGGAGTTGGATCTTTACCAATTGCTACAACTGGATTGGTATTTGGTGGTATTAGATTTATTAATTTAACCAATAGAGGTAAGGGGTATAAGTCAACTCCTATAGTAGCAATTTCATCATCACCAGATCCAAACGGAACTGCATCTGGAATAGCGACAATGATAGGGGGACTAACGGATTTATGTGAACCAAATTCATCTTTATTAAGAATTCAAGGTGTAGAATTAATAAGAACTGGATATGGTTACACAACATCACCAGCGATATCTTTTATTGGTGGTGGTGGGTCGGGAGCATCCGCTAAAGCAGTAATAGGAAATGGTATTGTTGGTATTGTTACTATTTTAAGCGGAGGTTATGGATACGTGGATCCTCCAGTAGTTACAATATCCGCACCTGGAACATCTTCTACAGCAACAGCATCTTTAACAGCAAATATCAATTCATCTGGATTTGTAACTTCAATATCAATAAATGATCAACAAGGATTTTTTGACAACACGAGAGAATTTAATTTCCCAAATCCAATTTTAACTAATGCAATGTTATCACCTGTAATTGATGTTGATGCTAAAATTTTAAATATTTCTATCTCAAATCCAGGTGCTGGTTATACTAGCACTGCAGTGAATACAATTAAATTTACTGGAGGTGGACTAACTACATCAACATATAAATTTGGATCATCTAGTGGTTATCTCGACGGAACAACTTCAGACATAGTTTGTAGTAATATTGGATCTGATATTTTCAGAGATGGTAGAGTAGATTTTTTCTTAAAACTGAAGAATACCTTTCAACCAGGAACTATAATATACTCTAAAGGATTGTATGGTGTATATGAGTGGAAAATAGATCTGAAAAGTAATTCTAGATTGGAAGTATCTATCCTAAATGGTGTTGAAACATTAGAAATTCCAATTAATTTAAATGATGATGAGTGGCACTTTGTATCATTCCAAAAAACACAAAATCCATATACTGGATATAACACAATAATTGTTGTTGATGGAAATCAGTATGTTTTAACTGCAGGAGAACCAAACTTATATGTTTCATCAGAAGGAGTATTAATAAAGCATAGTGTAAATACTGATTGTTATATTGATCAATTTAGAATTGAGAATACATGCCCAAATTATGATATTTCTGTACCATCAGTAGGATTTACCACCACAGCGAATACCTTATTTTTACATACATTTGAACATGCAATTGCATCCCCAGTAATTTCAAATGGAAAAGTATCATCTCTCAATATAACATATAATGGATCTGGATATAGTGCAAATCCTATTGCAACGGTAAGCACACCAACAAAACTAATAACCGCAAAAGGAAGACCTGTTGTTAATAATTCTGGTTATATAACTTCAATTGTAGTAACAAATCCAGGTTTTGGGTATTCATCATCACCTTCAGTGAGCATTGCTACAACATCATTCCAAAAAGTTACTGCCACAGCAAGAGCAAATATAGACTCCTCTGGATCTGTGACATCTATTAGTATAATTAACGCAGGTCTAGGGTACACGCAAGCACCTACAATAAGTTTTTCAGCACCTCCTACTACTGGAATAGGATCATTTAGTTTTAATGAGGTTGTCGTTGGTACTATAAGCAGCACTAGAGGTAGAGTTAAAAATTGGGACTCTATTACAAGAACATTGGTTTTATCTAATATAAATGGAGAATTTTTAAATAATGAATATTTGGTTGGAGAAAAATCTGGAGCCAGTTACAAAATAAAACTTATAAATACAGATAATCTTCAAGATCCATTTGCTCAAAATTATACAATACAACAAGAAGCATCTGAGATATTAGATTTTTCCGAAAAAAATCCATTTGGAATAGTTTAAAAAATGTTTGAGTATTTTTATCACGAAATTTTAAGAAAAACAATCGTTTCTTTTGGAACATTGTTTAATAATGTTTCCATTCAAAAAAGAGATTCTGATGGAAATATTTTAGAAATAACAAAGGTTCCTTTGGCATATGGTCCAACACAAAAGTTTTTAGCAAGATTGGAGCAATCTCCAGATTTAAATAAACCAGTTCAAATTACATTACCTAGAATGTCTTTTGAATTTGTTGGATTATCTTATGATAGTAGTAGAAAGTTAGCACCAACTCAATCATTTGCAACAACTATAAAGACCGATGGAACTGACATAAGAAAAGCATTTATGCCAGTTCCATATAATATGGATTTCCAATTATCTATTATGACACAGTTGAATGATGATATGTTGCAAATAGTGGAGCAAATATTACCATATTTTCAACCATCGTTTGTTTTGAGTGTTGATTTAGTTAGTACTATTGGAGAAAAAAGAGATATTCCATTAACATTAGAAAATATAACGATGCAGGATGATTATGAAGGTGACTTTAATACTAGAAGAGCACTAATATACACTTTAAATTTTACAGCTAAAACATATCTTTTTGGACCAATTTCTGGACCAGAAACATCAAAAGATATTATCAAAAAAGTTACAGTTGGATACAGTGCTGGGGATGGTGCTGGGTCAAGACAAGTTACATATACATCTGAAGCAAAAGCAACTAAAAATTATACTGGTGAGATTGAAACTAATCTATCACAAGACGTAGACTTAACTGATCTAGAAATTCTCGTAGATGATTCATCAGATATTCCTATTAAATCTTATATTATGATAAATGAAGAAACTATGTATGTCAAGTCTAAAAACAATAATAAACTCATAGTTGAAAGAGGTGCTTATAATACTAAGGTTTTAAGTCATGTTTTGGGTGCCCCAGTTAAGAAGATAACATCAGCAGATGATGATTTAATTGTTGCTGGAGATGACTTTGGATTTAGTGGAACATTATGAAAAATAAATATGAAGATTTAAATAATACTTTTAACTTAGAAAATACGGAAATAGTTTCAACGGAAATAGAAACTAACAAAATAGAAGTTAAAAGTTCAGATGATGATGTAAAAAAAGACTACGAATATACGAGAGGAAATTTATACTCAATTATAGAAAAAGGTCAGGAAGCCTTAGATAATGCCTTAGAATTAGCAGTTGATGGTGGTCAACCAAGAGCATATGAAGTCGTTGGACAACTAATAAAAAATGTTTCTGATGCTACGGATAAACTTTTAGATTTACAGAAGAAATTAAAAGAAATAGAAAGTGAAAAAATTTCAAAAGGACCAACAAGCGTTACAAACAACGCTCTGTTTATTGGGTCTACCGCAGAATTATCGAAGTTTTTAAAATCAAATAAAGAACAACTACAGGATAAATAACTAATAAACTTATTAGCAAAATGTCTGTTGTAATTTCTGCCAATTACGAACTTGAAAAAGGTGCAGACTTTATTCAAAATATAACTTTTAGAAATCCAGATAGAACTCCATTAAATTTAACTGGATATAGTGCATCAGCAAAAATTAGAAAATATCCAACTTCACCATATTACAATACAGTCACAGTAATCTTTACAGATAGATCACAAGGTCAAATAAGATTATTTGTTAGTAGAGACCAAAGTTTGCTTTTGGCATCAGGTAGAAATTATTATGATGTGATGTTAACAGATCCAGATGGTGTAACTACAAAGAAGTTAGAAGGAAGTATTTTAGTTAATGATAGTTCTACAATAGGATTTGTAAGATCTTCAGCAATATCAGATTTAGGAACGATAGATACTTCAAATATTGCAATTGGTTCTGGATCAACTACTGGAATTGGTACTACTGCTGGATCTGGTGATGGGTATGTTTTAATGTTTGATGGAAATGCCCAAACATTTAGATTTGTAAACCCTGATGATGTTTTATCTAAAGCAGCAACTGAACCACAGCAACCTGGACTTCCTTCAGATTTTATTGATGAACTTGATAGAGAACTTGATGACAAAATTGATATTGATGCTGGAACTTGGTGATAAATAATTAATAACGTTTTCTACTACTATGGATCTTCAGTATCCAATAGACACTTCAGATTTAAATGATGGATACATTTTAATATTTGATTATGAAAATTTAAAATATAAATTTGTAAACCCAGATGATGTTTTGTCTAGGGCAGCAGTAGAACCTCAACAACCAGGTCTTCCTGCAAACTTTTTATCTTTATTGGAAGTTGATTTAGATAATAGAATAAGTTTAGACGGCGGAAACTGGTAATTATATAAAAATAAATAATAGTACTAATAAAAGTATAAATAAGGTCCATGCCAGTACCAATTCTACAAATTAAAAGGGGTGGATATAATTCTCTTCCAGCATTGAGAGCTGGTGAACCTGGATTTACTACCGATAAATATGATCTTTTTGTTGGTTTAAACAGTACATCAAACGGAAATAAATTTTTTGGATCACATAGATATTGGACTAGAGAAAATGGATCAACGTCATTAAGTTTAAACTTAGTTGACAAAGATGGTTCAAATTACATTTCAGTAAAGTCACCAAATACTTTAGCGGGTGTTGTAACATATACTCTTCCTGGAACACAGGGAACTGTCCAATCAATATTAACTAATGATGGTTTTGGAAATTTATATTGGGATAGTGGATTTTTAAATGCAGTTCTTAGTGGGATTACTACTGTAACTGGTCCATTAGGAATTACAAGTACAACAGAATCTACAAGCAAAGATACTGGAGCAATTGTAGTAGATGGTGGTATTGGGGTAGAAAAATCAATCAATGTTGGTTTAGGTGTTTCTATCACAGAAAACTTATATGTAAATGGTCTATCCACATTTGTTAATAATGTAAGATTAAATTCTCAATTGAGAGTTGCTGGTGTATCCACATTTGTATTAGATAGTGAATTTAATAAAAATGTCAGAGTTTCTGGAATAACAACTCTCACTACAATGAGAGTTACTGGCATTTCAACATTAATGGGCGATGTCAGATTAGATAATAATTTAAATGTTGCTGGTGTATCTACATTAGTTAACAGTGTACGTATTGAGGATGAGTTGAGAGTTGTTGGCGTATCAACTTTCAACGACAATATGATGGTTAATGCCTTTTTAAATGTAACGGGCATTACAACAACTGGAAACTTTCGGGTAACTGGCGTATCAACCTTAACTGGTGATACTAATTTAACTAATAATTTAAATGTTCTTGGTATTACTACAACTGGAAACTTTCGGGTAACTGGCGTATCAACCTTAACTGGTGATACTAATTTAACTAATAATCTTAATATTGGTGGAATAACAACGACATCAACATTTAGAGTTACTGGTATTTCAACTCTAATGGGTGATGTGAGATTAGATAATAACTTAAACGTTGCAGGTGTATCCACATTAGTTAATAGTGTTCGTATTGAGGATGAATTAAGGGTTTCTGGAGTATCAACTTTTAATAATCATACAATGATTAACGGTGACTTAAATGTTACTGGAATTACAACTGTAAATAATTTCAATATTATTGGAATAGCAACTTTTGTTGGTGATATACAATTAAATAACAATCTAAACGTTGCTGGTGTATCCACATTAGTTAATAGTGTTCGTATTGAGGATGAATTAAGGGTTGCTGGTGTATCAACCTTTAATAGTAATATGATGGTTAATGCCTTTTTAAATGTAACTGGCATTACAACAACTTCTACACTTAGAGTTACTGGCATTTCCACTTTTGGTGATGATGTAGAGTTTGTCGATCATATTAGAGTTGCTGGTATTACCACAACTGGAAACTTAAGAGTTACTGGGGTTTCAACCTTAACTGGTGATACTAATTTAACTAATAATTTAAATGTTTTAGGTATCACTACAACTGGAAACTTTAGAGTAACTGGTGTATCGACTTTAACTGGGAATGTTAATTTAACTAATAGCTTAAATGTTAGTGGAATTACCACAACATCAACTTTTAGAGTTACTGGCATTTCAACTTTATCTGGTGATGTAGAACTAGGAAATAATCTAAGAGTTGCTGGTGTATCCACATTCAACAATCCAGCAATGATAAACAGTAACTTAAATGTTACTGGTATTACCACAACTGGAAACTTTAGAGTAACTGGTATATCAACTTTAACTGGAAATGTTAACTTATCTAACAATCTAAACGTTAGCGGTATTACCACTACAGCAACTTTTAGAGTTACTGGTATTTCAACATTAATGGGAGATGTACGTCTTGATAACAATCTAAACGTTGCTGGTGTATCTACATTAGTTAATAGTGTACGTATTGAGGACGAATTAAGGGTTGCTGGTGTATCAACATTCCAGTTAGATGCAGAATTTAATCAAAATCTTAAGGTAGTTGGAGTTACAACTATTTTAGATTTTACATTCAGATCTGGAATTATTACAGGACCATCCTCAATTGTAATTGATCCTGCTGGAATTGGAACAAATACTGGGTCAGTAAGAATTAGAGGTGACCTTTATGTTGATGGTGAAACTACATCGGTTAATTCTACAACTTTAAAAGTAAAAGATAATCTAATTGAAGCAGGATTAATTGATAATGGTTCTGGTATTCTCATACCTCCAACATCAGATTCTAATGTAGACCTTGGTTTCGTAATGCATTATTATGATACAAGTGCGAAAAAGGCAGCACTTTATTGGGATGATTCAGTACAAAGAATTGGAATTGCATCAAACGTGACTGAATCTGTTAATATTTTATCTACTGTCTCCTGGGCAGAGGTAGAAATGGGTGCATTGTGGTTTAATGATTGTGCAGGACAATCTAAAACTGTCACTTGTATCTCTGGTGAAAGAAGATTAGAAAATATAACAATTGATGGAGGAAGTTACTGAGTTTTTACTTAAATAAATATATAAAACCGACCCTAGTGCCCCTAAGGGTATCGCTGTAAATACAGATATGAGGTTAGATGGCAGATCCAATCATTAGACTAAAAAGGTCTTCAACACCAGGCAAAATTCCCCTTACATCGGACCTTCAGTTAGGGGAATTAGCTGTAAACACGTATGATGGTAAAGCGTACCTAAAAAAAGATGTAGGTGGCGTAGAAACCGTTGTAAATTTGGGTGGTGGTTATCCAGGTCAAACATATTATGTAACTAAAACTGGTCTGGATACTAATGACGGTCAGAATATTTCTGCCGCATTTGCAACAATTAAAAAGGCGTTAACAGTTGCAACTGCTAACGACACAATTTTGATTGGGGCGGGAACATATACTGAAATTTTCCCCTTAACTGTACCACAAGGGGTTACTGTACGCGGAAACGGAATAAGATCAACTTTTATTCAACCAACTTCGGGTACAGAAAGAAACGACGCTTTCTTGTTGAACGGTGAAACTACGGTTGAAGATCTTTCTTTAGGAAATTTTTATTATAATTCGTCGGCAGATACTGGTTATGGGTTTAGATTTGCCCCTAACATGATCACAACGGTTAGGAGCCCATACGTCCAAAGAGTAACAGTACTTAACAAAGGATCAACACAAACTGCAAATGATCCTTATGGATTTGACACTGTAGATAATTATCCTACTGGAAAAATTTCAGGTAGAGGTGTTTTAATAGATGCTAGTGTTGTTCAACCTAATACATTATCACCATCGATACTATTTAATGAATGCACTTTTATAACACCAAACCAAATTGGTTTGAGAATGACCAATGGTGCAAGAACTGAGTGGGTAAACTGCTTTACTTATTTCTCAAGTATTGGTATTGATGGGGTATCTGGTAATGTTGGTGTAGGTAGTACTGCAAATGCACAGTTAAGACTTTCTGGAATAACTACAACAATTTTAACGAACTATGTTATAAAATATTATCAAGGAGGTACACCTGTTGCTATTGGTACTGTTGTTTCAGTATCAGATAATTATGTAACAATTTTAGGAAAAGGTTCTGGTGTTTTTAACTCCGTTGGAATTGGATCTGTACAGGATGTTAGAATTTTCCAGTCAAATGGAACTACCCAGGTAGGTACTGCAAGTACTATTCTTTGGGCAGATTACCAAAAATTTGGCGCAGACATGAGATCTATTGGATCTGCAACAAATTTTGGAAACGTTGGCGTTCGTGGTAATGGTAATGGAGTACAGTTAAGACTGTTTGGATTTAATTTTGGTTGTGTTGGATCAGGAAAAACTTTTACACAAGATCCAACTTTAACAGTAAAAGAAAATGAAGCAATACAATTAAATGGTGGTAGAGTATACTTCCAATCTGTCGATCAAGCTGGTAATTTTAGAGTAGGAAACCTATTAGAAATAGGACAAGAAACTGGTTTAGTTTCGATTGCAAGTACGAGTGATATTTCAGTAACAGGAACTCTTTCCTTAAACAGATTAGAAGTTTCTGGAATATCAACTTTTAATTCGCAAATAGATCATTTTAGTAATACATTTAATACTAATCAAGCAAATTATAATTTAATTAATACAAATGCAACACGATTAAATTTTGTAGGTGGTGGTACAGATATTCTAATGGGTTCTCCTTCTGGAGTAACTACAATTAGAAACTACAGAGTTAATCTAAGTGGTGGTCAAGATTCACACACAACAGCAAATGGTACATTAGTTGTTAATGGTGGAGTTGGAATTAGTAGCAATTTAAATGTAGGAAAAGACTTTAGAGTATCTGGTGTTTCAACATTTGTATCTCCAGTTAGATTAGATTCATCTCTGAGAGTTGCTGGTGTATCTACATTTGTTTCAGATGCCATGTTCAATGCTAATTTGTTAGCATCTGGAATAGCAACTGTAGGTAATTTTAGGGTAACTGGAGTATCAACACTAACTGGTGATGTTAATTTATCTAATAGTCTAAATGTTAGTGGTATCACCACTGTAACAACATTTAGAGTTACTGGTATTTCAACCTTAACTGGTGATACTGAATTTACTAACAATATTAGAGTATCTGGTATTACTACCGCAACAACACTTAGAGTTACTGGTATTTCAACCTTAACTGGTGATACTGAGTTTACCAATAATATTAGAGTATCTGGTATTGGTACAATTAATAATTTAAGAGTTACTGGTCTCTCTACACTGACGGGTGACGTTAATTTAACAAATAACCTCAATGTTCTTGGTATTACTACAACTGGAAACTTTAGAGTAACTGGTGTATCAACATTTGTACAAAGTATTGATGCTAATACCACGTTAAATGTAGTCGGTGTATCTACTTTAACTGGAAATGTTCGACTTGGTGGGCAACTAAGAGTTGCTGGTATTTCTACTTTTGTCGATGACGTAGAATTTATTGATCACATTAGAGTTGCTGGTGTATCCACATTCAATAATCCAGCAATGATAAACAGTAACTTAAATGTTACTGGCATTACTACAACAGCAACATTTAGAGTTACTGGTATTTCTACTTTTGGTGATGATGTAGAATTCCTTGATCATATTAGAGTTGCTGGAATTACTACAACTACAAACTTAAGAGTTACTGGATTTTCAACTTTATCAGACAGTGCTCAATTTGGAAAAGACGTATTAGTATCTGGAATTACAACTTTAACTACACTAAGAGTTACTGGAATATCAACTCTTAGTGGCGACGTAGAATTAGGAAATAACTTAAGAGTTACTGGAATATCAACATTCCAAAATACAATTAGTCATAGATCATCTTTATTCATTACTGATCAATCAACTTATAGATTTATTGATACCACCACAACAACAGTAACGGCATTTGGTGATGCAACAACTATTGGTATTGGTTCAACTAACGCCACCTTAACACTAAGACCTTCAACAGTACTTGGCACCAATTCAACTCAAAATCTCTATAATACCGTAGCAACTACTGTTAATGCTTTTGGTGCTGGTACTGCTATCAACATTGGTGCAAATAGTGGTACTATAACTGTAGGTAATCCAACTTTAGTTGGTACGCAAGCAACCCAGAATGTTTATAATACCGTAGCAACAACGGTAAATGCTTTTGGTGCAGCATCTACATTAAACGTAGGTGCTAATAGCGGCACTATAACAGTAGGTAATCCAACTTTAGTTGGTACACAAGCAACCCAAAATCTCTATAATACCGTAGCAACTACTGTTAATGCTTTTGGTGCAGCATCTACACTGAACATAGGTGCTAATAGTGGAACTTTAACTGTAGGAAATCCAACAGTTGTTGGAACTCAAATAACTCAAAATCTCTATAATACCGTAGCAACTACAGTAGTTGCATTTGGTCAAGCAACATCAATTGGTATTGGATCTACAAATGCAATTTTAACTGCTAGACCATCAACAATAGTTGGTACTAATGCAACTCAAGATGTTTATAACACAATTGCAACATCTGTAAATGCATTTGGAGCAGCAAATAATTTGCTTTTAGGTGCCATTAGTGGATTTGCAACAGTAAGAAATACTGTATTTTCATTGCCTAATGCAACCACAGTTGACATAAACGGTGCTAACCCAACTATCTCTGGTACAAGCACTGGAACTTTAACTTTATTTAATACAAATTTAACTACAGTCAATGCTTTTGGTCAAGCAACGACTATTGGTATTGGTTCAACTAACTCAGTACTGACTGTAAGACCATCAACCGTAATTGGTGCTAACTCATCTCAAAATCTTTATAACACTGTTACAACCACAGTTAATGCTTTTGGAGAAGCAGTTACTGTTGGTATTGGTTCAACTAATGCTACTTTAACATTAAGACCTTCAACTTTAATTGGACAAAGTGCAACTCAAAATGTTTACAATACCATTGCAAATACTGTAAATGCTTTCGGTCAAGCAACATCTATTAACGTTGGTGCTACTAGTGGAACATTAACAATCAACAACCCAACAGTTGTTGGTTCTCAAGCAACACAAGATGTTTTCAATAGTGTTGCTACAAGAGTAAATGCATTTGGTGCTGCCACCGATTTACTTATCGGTGCTACTACAGGAGTTACTACAATAAGAAATGCATCTGTTAATTTATCAAATGCTACTTCTATTAGTGCAACTCAAAATACTTTTACTGTATTTGGTACAAATGGTACAATAAATGCCTTTAGTTCTGCATCTGTTCTAGGCATTGGTGCAAACTCTGGAACCTTAACGCTAGGAAATCCGACAGTTGTTGGTTCTCAAGCAACTCAAAACTTATATAATACAGTTGCTACAAGAGTAAATGCATTTGGTGCTGCTACAGATTTATTAGTTGGTGCTACTACAGGAATTGCAACAGTAAGAAATGTTACATTTTCACTCCCAAATGCAACAACATTTGCAATAAATGGTGCTAACCCAACTATTTCTGGTACAAGCACTGGAACTTTAACTTTA